GACCAGATCAAACTTTATTACAATTAATGGGTATTGTGGTTCAAGGGGCTCAAAGATTTGCATCTATTGCAGACTCACAAGTTGGTGATATGAATCAACAAGCTGCAGTTGGAACAACTGTTGCATTACTTGAGAGAGGTTCAAGAGTAATGTCAGCGATCCACAAAAGACTTTACGTTGGTCTAAAGTGTGAATTTAAATTATTAGCTGAAGTTTTTAAAACTTATCTTCCTCCAATTTATCCATATGATGTACCTGGAGCAAGAAGAGAAATTAAAGTTCAAGATTTTGATGACAGAATAGATATTTTACCTGTTGCAGATCCAAATATTTATTCCCAAACACAAAGAATTTCTATGGCGCAAGCACAATTACAATTAGCGCAATCAAATCCTAAAATGCACAACATGTATCAAGCTTATAGATCTATGTATGAAGCAGTTGGAGTAAAAAATATAAATGCTATTTTACCACCTCCTGCTCCCCCAACACCAATGGATCCAAGTTTAGAACATATTATGTCAATTAGTGGAAAACCTTTTCAAGCCTATCCAGGACAAGACCACAAAGCGCACATTGATGCGCATTTAAGTTTTATGTCTATCTCAATGGTACAAAATAATCCAATGGCAATGATGTCTTTACAAAAAAACATTTTAGAACACATTTCTTTAATGGCTCAAGAACAAATTCAGTTAGAATATGTTGAAGAATTAAAAGAATTACAAATGATGCAACAACAAATGGGACCAATGATGCAAAATCCACAAGCTATGCAACAAAATCCACAAATGATGCAGATGGCACAAAGAGCAAAACAGCTAACATCTATGATGGAAGCTAGAAAAGCTATCTTAATTGCCGAAATGACTGCAGACTATGCTAAAGAAGAAGATAAAATTAGTAGTGAAGTTGGTGGTGATCCATTATTAAAACTAAAATCTAGAGAATTAGACCTTAAAGCTAGAGCTGATCAAGACAAAAACTCTAATAATGAAGCAAGACTTGATTTAGACACTATGAGAGCTATGATGAACGACCAACAACACGATGAAAAGCTAGAACAGAACGAAGAATTGGCAGCTTTGCGTGCGGGAGTCTCAATTGCTAAACAAGAAATGGCAGATCAAAGTAAGAGACACGATTTCGGTAGAAATTTTAAAAAAAATTAGGTATAATTAACAATAAGGAGAAAACTATGAGCAAAGATTGGCAAAGAGGTTCAACTTTCATGAACAAAGACCCAAAAATCACTAAAGAATTGGGTGTTGGTTCAGATGGTTATCAAACAGGTAATAAATCTGTTGCGATGACTGACCCTAACGAAACTCAAACAGTAACTGTTAGAGGAACGAAGGCAATGAGAGCTGACAAAAAACCAGTTAAAGCTAAATGGTACTAAAACCATGTGGTTAAGTGCGATTAAGCTAGCTGTATCTGCTGGAAGTAAAATTTATGCTAACAAGCAGAGAGCAAAAGTTGCTATGTCTGATGCACAATTGCTGCATGCAGAAAAACAAGCCCGAGGTGAGGAAGCTTACCAGGGAAAACTCTTAGAAGCACGTCAAACAGATTATAAGGACGAAGTAATTTTGGCGATTCTCACATTGCCTATTTTGGTGCTCGCATATGGGGTCTGGTCAGAGGATCCGGCGGCTATGGACAAAATAAAAATCTTTTTTGAGCATTTCCAGTCACTGCCGACTTGGTTTACAAATTTATGGATTCTCGTCGTGGCGAGCGTTTTTGGGATAAAGGGAACTCAGATCTTCAGAAATGGAAAGAAATAGACTTGTCTATTAAGATAAGTTATAATAAAACTTAATTAGGAGAAAACATTATGAGAAAAAATGGAGTAAGAAACGGTTACAGATTTCCATACGGAGAATCTGGAATGAAAAAAGGAGGAAGCGTGAAGAAACAAGGGTACAAAGATAGAAAAGACGAATCTATCGCTATGAGAATTCGTAAGAAAAGAACTAAGAAGCAATTAAAAGATTCTAGAGATGAATCTTACGGAAGATTCGGAAGTAAAGCTAAAAAAAGCGGAAAGATAAATAGGTAATAAATATGGCTATGAATAGAGGTAGAAAAAACCTAATAGAAGAACTAGGTAGAGTTGAGGCGGAATCTACTAACAGAAACAGAAGAGACGAAATTGGTAGAATTCATAGTGAACTTAATAGAGGCTACAAAAAAGGTGGTCATGTTAAGTCTATGGGTAAAGCTAAAAGAGGCGGCGGAGTCGCAATCAGATAATGCCACAATTTTTTAATTCTACATCACCTACACCTTGGAAAACTGCTAGACGTGAATACAGAGGCGGTGGAGTTGTCAGAGATGGCAAAGGTATGGGCGTTGCTTTAAAGTCTGGTGGTTCAACAGATAAGAAATGGATCCAAAAAGCGAATATTAAAAAAGGCGCTTTAAGATCTCAAATGGGAATCAAAAAAGGTAAAAAAATTCCTTTATCTAAATTAAAAGCTGCTGCTAAAAAAGGCGGCAAACTAGGTAAAAGAGCCAATCTAGCTTTAACTTTTAGAAAAATGAGAAAAGGATAATGAACAAACTAAAGGCCCTATACTATAAACTTGTTGATAAAATCTTTGGTAAAAGATGCGAATGTGGTGATGTTAAACAAGTTAAAATTCACGAAGGACAAAAAACTCGTGTAGGGACTGTTTGTATTACATGCGGAAAAGAAGTTATTGCATAAATTTAGGTAGAGGAGAGTATGCCATTTAAATCAGAGAAACAAAGACGTTATCTGTGGAAAAACAATCCTAAACTCGCAAGAGAATGGGAAGAAAGATATGGCAGTAAAACAAAAAAGAAAAAAAGGAAGAAGAGGAAAAAATAATGGATGATCCATTAATCATAATAAGTAAAACACAAAAGAGTCTACAAGGTCGCTTACAACAAATTGGTGACGCTATTTTAACCGGTGGGGTTGACAATATGGAGAAATATAAGTATCTAGTAGGACAGGCGCATGCCATACAATTAACATTACAGGATATCTCTAACCTGCTAAACGATAAGGAGCAAAAAGATGAGTCAGGAACAGTCGTCGACATTGGACGAAAAAACAAAAACGGACAAGGAAAGTCCAAAAATTAAACTAGCCCTAGAAGAAAAATATCAAGAAGAAAAAGAAAACCAAGCTGAACCTTTAAGTCCAGATAATTTAGGTTCTAATTCAATTGAAGAATTACCCGAACCAGCTGGTTACAGAATTTTAGTTCTACCTTTTACACCAAAAAATAAAAGTAAAGGTGGAATATTATTTTCCCAAGAAACTTTAGACAAAGCACGAATATCTACCACATGTGGATATGTTTTAAAGTTGGGAGATTTAGCATACAAGGACACGGAAAAATTTGTTGAGCCTTGGTGTAAACAAGGAGATTGGATTATCTTTGCTCGTTATGCGGGTTCAAGATTACCGATAGAAGGCGGTGAGGTGAGAATACTTAACGATGATGAAGTTTTAGGAACTGTACAAGATCCTGAATCACTTCTTCATTTAATATAAACATAGGAAGGAACTATGCCAGAAGATAAAAAAAACGAAGACTTAATTGACGTTGGTGAAACAACAGGAGCCGAAGTTAATTTTGATGATAAAGGTGAACCGGTAAAACAAGAGGAAGTCAAGGAAGAGATCGAAGTTGAAAAAGTTGAAGCCCCTGCGGATAAGACTTATGAAAACGAAAGAGAAACTAAACTTGAAAAAAAAGTTGAACCTAAAAAAGAAGAAGATAAAGACGAGTTAAAAGAATATAGTGAAGGAGTTCAGAAAAGAATTGCTAAACTAACTCGGAAAATGAGAGAAGCAGAAAGACAGAGAGAAGAAGCTGTTCAATATGCTCAATCAGTTACTCACGAAAAAGATAGAGTTGTAAAAAGATTATCTAAATTAGATAAATCTTATGTTAGTGAATTTGAACAAAGAGTAACCACTAATATGCAAGCAGCCAAGCAAGCATTAAAAACTGCTATTGAAGCCCAAGATGTTGAAGGACAGATTGCAGCTCAAGAACAGTTAGCTAATTTAACTGTTGAATCAGCTAGATTAAATGCTTTAAAAGCTGTGGAAAGAGAAGAACCTTCTAAAGAAAAACAAGTTAGAATTAATCCACAACAACAGCAACAACCCGTTTCAGACCCTAAAGCAGAAGATTGGGCCTCTCGAAATGGTTGGTTTGGTAATGATTCAGCTATGACTTATACGGCGTTTGATATACATAAAACGTTAGTAGAGAAAGAAGGATATGACCCTAAGACGGATGAATATTATGAGGAAGTTGATCGAAGAATAAGGGTTGAATTCCCCCATAAATTTGATAAGATAGACGGTCAAACTACAGAAAGAGCAAAACCTGCTCAAAATGTAGCATCAGCTAAACGTTCTAGCTCAACAGGACGCAAAAAAACTGTGAGACTCTCGCCATCACAGGTAGCAATTGCTAAAAGAATTGGCGTGCCACTCGAAGAGTATGCGAAACAACTAAACATCACGGAAGGAGCATAAGCATATGGAAAATGAAAAAATGAAAACTTCTCGTGCGAGTCAAACTAGAGCTAAGACAGCTAAAAAAGTAGTATGGACTCCACCCTCATCACTTGATGCACCACCTGCGCCAGCCGGTTATAGGCATAGATGGATAAGAGTTGAAGTTCTCGGATTTGATGACACTAAAAACGTGTCGGGAAAATTACGAGAAGGATGGGAATTAGTCAGAGCTGACGAATACCCAGATCAAGATTATCCAGTTATGAAAGAAGGCAAATACGCAGGAGTCATTGGAGTAGGAGGCCTTGTGCTGGCAAGGATAGCCGAAGAAATCGCGCAAGCTCGGGAAGCTTATTTTGCGAAAGCAACTAAAGACCGAGACGAAGCTATTAACAACGATCTTCTTAAGGAACAGCACCCAAGTATGCCGATCAATAGTGAAAGGCAGACTCGTGTAACTTTTGGTGGTACAAAGAAAAACTAAATTTTTTTAGTAATTCCTATCCAACAAAAAACTTAACCCGTACTGGAGGCCCTTCGGGGCAGGTACATATAGGAGAAAACAACTATGGCAAATGCAAGCACAACTGGTTATGGTTTTAGATCTGTAATGGCAATTGGAAGTACTCCAGCCACTCAAGGTCAAGCCGAGTACCAGTTATATGATGCTGGCGGTGGAGCGTTCAACAAATTTTGGAAGAACGACCCCGTTTCATTAAATGATGGAACTTCGGTTGCAGCTGAGCAAGGCTTTTTACAAAGCGCAGCTTATGCAACAACTGATGACAGCAGAGCAGGTGGAAATTCTTACAATTCAGCAGGAACTTCACCTAAATTAGTGGGTGTATTCAATGGAGCTTTTTATGTAGATGCGTCTACATCTAAGCCTACATGGGTAAACGCACTTAACTCAGGCACCGATTTCGGTACTGATTACAACACAGGATCAAGCAACGGTTTAGCTTTTGTTATTGATAATCCTAATCAGGAATATCAATGCAGAACAGGAGCAGTAGCAACTACAACTACATTAACTCAAGCGGATTTTGGTAATAGATACAACTGTAGTAACCAAGGTGGAACTGGTACAGGCGGCCAATCTGATGTTAGATTAGATGTAGATACAGCAGATGCTGCTGGAAATATGTTTAGTCTTATTAGAGTAGCTAATGAGCCTAATCAAACTGACATGACTGACGTCAATGGTGGCGTCGACGTGGTAGTTGCGATTAACCCAGCTTCTAACTTGTACAAGTAATAGAATAAGGAGATAAAACAACATGGCAATATCACGAGCACAGCTAGTCAAAGAACTAGAACCAGGTTTGAATGCTTTATTCGGACTTGAATACAGAAACTACGCAGACGAAGCAGCGGAAATTTTCGATACAGAATCATCAGACAGAGCTTTTGAAGAAGAAGTAATGTTATCTGGATTTGGAAATGCAGCTGTTAAACCAGAAGGTCAAGGAGTATCATTTGATGATGCACAAGAGACTTTCACTGCGAGATACACTAACGAAACGATTGCATTAGCATTCGCGATCACAGAAGAAGCTATCGAAGATAACTTGTATGACAGACTTGCGTCTAGATATACAAAAGCTTTAGCAAGATCTATGGCGAACACTAAGCAGATCAAAGGCGCAGCAGTATTGAACAACGGTTTCAATGCAACATATGCAGGCGGAGACGGAGTAGCATTATTTTCTACTGCGCACCCTACATTAGCTGGAACTTTTTCAAATACGTTAGCGACTGCAGCAGATCTTAACGAGACTTCATTAGAACAATCGTTAATTGACATTGCAGCGTTCACTGATGAAAGAGGACTTAAAATTGCAGCTAGAGGAACAAAATTAGTAGTTCCTTCTAACTTACAATTTACGTCAGACAGATTGTTAAATACTCAAGGTAGAGTAGGAACAGCTGATAATGACATCAACGCGATCAAAAACATGGGAATGATTCCACAAGGTTATACTGTGAACCATTACCTAACTGACACTGACGCTTGGTTCATTAAAACAGATGTACCAAATGGTCTTAAACATTTCAGCAGAACACCTATCAAGACGACTATGGAAGGTGACTTTGATACTGGAAACGTTAGATACAAAGCTAGAGAGAGATACGTATTCGGATTCTCTGATCCTAGAGGTGTATTTGGCTCACCAGGAGCGTAATAAATAATTAATTTAGGGGCCGCCTCAAAACGGCCCCTTTTTTTTGAAAAGGTAAGAGAATGAGAAAATTCCTAGTAAAAATAAATGCGTATCAATACCATGCTAAATTTGA